AAAAAATTCCCGATAATATGTTGTCTACCCGTGCAGTCTCTCGACTCTACGTGTCTGGTCATCGTATGGCGCAGAATCACTTGGTACGGAAGTATTAAGCTTGATGAAAGCACCGTTTTGGGTAACAAAGTTACAGACCCCATGGGAAATTCTCGGCTAGTCCCCAGCCTCTGGATCAGTTTAACGTCATGATCTGGACCAACAACACTCCTCTTATTCCCCCTTAACGCCAACATCTTCCGAAATCTCCGGAACAACCACCCTCTTTGGGTACGGAGTCCAAGAAAGAAAATCTCTAGGAAGACGCAAGTTTTGTGCAGTGAAATAGGGTGGTAATTTATATTTGTAATTTTTCGTTAACACAACTTTTTGTGTGTCAACCACAGCTGAAAAACAGACTGCGGGGATTGTAGTATTACGAGAATTATGAAATTGGCGATACTGTTGGACACCTTGTCCATGGGCGAACTTATAAAGCTCACCAACAATCTTCTTTGCGTACTTTCGTTCACGAAGATTCACAGTAAACTTCCACCCTAGTGGTGGAATAACGCCCATACCTCCGTGACACATTGGAAGAAAGATATTCCTAAGAAATCTTCCAGTACTCAAGTTCACGAACGTATCCCTTTCAATCCGTTCCCTATCCATTGTATTGAACCAGGCGGCGAGCAATTCGCATTGACGTCCTGGTAATGATCCTTTTAAGAGATCATTTAACACTGTAACAACACCAGATCTGGCATCTTTGTCACCATCTTCCTCACACTCATGTTCGACTTTTTCAACTTTGTTTTTTCCATGGAATAAACCAGTATTTAAGAAATCGATCTTATATGCAGATCCTCCGATTGGACAGATCACGCATGTTGAGTTGACGTTAGTATATGACTTATGATGATAAGCCTTTCCCACCGTCATTTCCAGACCAACCTTTCGACCTTCGTCAATATGACGTTGGAAGGTTTCTGGGGGTGCAAGGTAAAGCATATCGTCACCATTGACGAGTACACTATTGAGACGTTCAAAGGTCTTCCAGCCATCCTGGTAAGCTTCTGTTACGTGTAGGTACAAACCTAGATTTGCAACACATAGAATTGGAAAGGAAAGAATACTTCCCATCAATTGTCCTCTTTCCATTGTTCCTCTTGGACTACATTCATACCCTTTCCCATCCATTTTTGGATAAGTCAGAGTGTGAGGTCCGAGAACAGACATGGCCTCTCTCTGCCAAAGGATAGGTAAATCTTGAATTAAATACTTGAGGATTTCTCCCGTGTATTTCCAAGAAATATTATCCGTAGCAGAAGAGTAATCGACAGAGATCCATTCCTCAGTACCTAAAAGGTGGTGAGATATAGGAACATCGTCGAGATCCATAACATCTGTTGGACACAATGGACGGCCAATCAATCGATAGCAGTTCATCCT